TATTGCCCCATGGCTACGCGGTGGAGCTGCCGGACATAAGTCTGCCCGCAGTCAGTGAAACCGTCTCACTTTGGGACTGATGACCATGGAGCGCATCACCTCGTTTATCTGTTACTGCGTCGCGGCCTTTCTTGCCTGGCTCGGCGCAATGTCACCGCAGGATATCGCCTTTCTGGTGGGGGCAGGCGTCGGCGTCGCGACCTTCCTGGTGAACTGGTACTACCGGCGCAAAACGTACCGCCTGCTGAAAACCATGGGCGTCAGGGGGGACATTAATGCCGCCATCAATCGTTAGACGCTGCGCCGTCGCCGCCGTCCTGGCGATGGCTGCGTTGCTGCCGCAAACGCCCACATTGAAAACCTCCGCCGCCGGTCTGGCACTGATTGCCGATTTGGAAGGCTGTCGCCTGTCCGCCTATCAGTGCAGCGCGGGCGTCTGGACAAACGGCATCGGGCACACCGCAGGCGTGAAGCCGCAAACGCACATCAGTGAACGGCAGGCTGCCGTGAATCTGGTGGAAGACGTGATGCGGGTGGAGAAAGGCATTGCGCGCTGTATGCCGGTTGCCATGCCGCAGCGGGTGTATGACGCGGTGGTGTCCTTTGCGTTCAACGTCGGCGTGACGACGGCCTGCAAGTCCACGCTGGCGTTTTTTATCAGCAAGGGGCAATGGCGGGACGCCTGCGAACAGTTGCCGCGCTGGGTGTTTGTGAAAGGTGAAAGCAATACCGGTCTGGAGCGCCGCCGCGCGAATGAGCTGGCCTACTGCCTGCGGGGAGTCTGATGCGCATTTTAATTTTGTTACTGCTGGCAGCCTGCGCACTGACGGGGCTGCAAACCTGGCGTATCGGTGGCCTGACTGAAAAAGCAGACCAGACGCAGCGCATTATCGGCACGCTGTCCGCTGGAATCGAAAGCCGCGATAACGCCATTAATCGTCTGAGCGATGACGCTCTGAGGCGCGAACGCCAGGAACAAAGCCTGCGCACCCAGCTCTCACGGGCGGGTGAGCAGGCACGCGTCCGTGAATACACAATTCAAAGGTTACTTAATGAAAATCAGGAAATGCGCGACTGGTATGGCGCTCGTCTGCCTGACGGCATTAGCCGGATGCACGCGCGTCCCGCCTTTGCCAGCGCCGCAGATTATTTACGTTGGCTGTCCGGCGGTAACGAGCTGCCCGATACCGGCAAGCGCACCGGCCACTAACGGCGACTTAAGCAGTGACGTCAGAAACCTGGAGGCCGCGCTGACCGCCTGCGGCCTCCAGGTAGAAGGGATCAAACAATGCCAGGAGGAACACCGTGTTAAAACCCGCACAGCTACGAAAAGCCTTAACTGACGCCGTGCCGGTGCTGCAAACCAGCCCCGACACCTTGCGGATGTTTGTGGATAACGGGCGTATCGTTTCCACGTTAGCCAGTTCGCTGTCGTTTGAATACCAGTATCAAACCGAGCTGCTTATCACCAACTTTGCCCAGGACTGCGATCTGATCATTGTGCCCATTCTGGCCTGGTTGCGTGAGAACCAGCCGGACATCATGGCGACGCCGGAAAAGCAGCAGACCGGCTTTAAATTCAAGGCCGATATGCTGGATGATGGTTCCTACGATATCGCGATTGACGTGCAGCTCACCGAGCGCGTGATTGTGAAACAGATTGATGCCGGTCTGTATGTGGAGCACTTTCCTGAACCGCCCCTGCCGGAGCCGGTGGAAAGGCCGCGTGAACTGTATCTGCACGGCGAGTTAGTGAGCCAGTGGCATGAGTGAGCTGTCAGCGTTTGATACCCGCCTGGCGGGATTGATTGCGGCGTTGTCACCGCAAAGCCGGAAGGCGATGGCGGCAACCATTGCGAAGCGTCTGCGCAAACATCAGCAGCAGCGTATTAAGCAGCAGGTTACACCCGACGGTAAACCCTTCACGCCCCGCCGCCCGCAGCCGTTGCGGGCAAAGAAAGGCCGCATTAAGCGGGAAATGTTCGCCAAACTGCGTACGGCAAAATACATGAAGGCCAAAGGCACCGCTGATGACGCGGTGGTGGAATTCACCGGGCAGGTTCAGCGCATGGCGAAAGTGCATCAATACGGGCTGCGGGATCGCCCATCGGTCAGGGCAAAAGAAATGCAGTATCCGGCGCGCCCGCTGTTAGGGCTGGACGCGGAAGATATGAAGATAGTGGAGGATGAATTGCTAATACTGATTAGCTCAGACTTCACCTGACATGACTGCGGCACAGAGCCAAACCCCTTTATTGATCTTTTCGACTTTAGTTGGCCTCAGGAGACGAAAACCCCAACAGGCTTCGGCCCATATGGTGCTATATGGATTATTTAAAACTGAATTTATTAAGCTCTGATTTATAGATGCCGACTATTTTTTCAACCTCTGCGACTATCCCCTCAATAATTTCTTTTTGCCGTGGATCTGATTTAATCATGAAATAAGCTTGATATAAAGCATAGTCTGATAGCGCGGTTTTAATATGATCGTCAGAATAATTGTAAGAACCATTGGTGAACACAACATTGCTCGCTTTTTTACTCTTACTATATCGATGGTAGATCTTTATTAGCCTTTTGAGCTCATTTTCATTCTTGATTATTCTACGCGTATTATTCCCTACCTTTAACTGCCAGCCCACATAATTAGATAAGTTGGAATTGAAATTTGCCACTTCTTCAGCATATTTATCCATGTCCAGTTCGATTCTAGCTCTCATATGTTGTGGTAAATCATTAAACCGTCCTAATAAATATTGTTGGCAAGGGTTGCAATAAGACCAGATTATTGCGGACGTAATTCGTTGGAGGCTCGGAGGTATTTTTATATCAGGAGATGTTATTGAAAAGTCATAATTTTTAACCATTTCATCAACATAAAACTCTACGTTTTTTCTGTATTCTTTATAAAAAATCTGAGCAACATAAGTGTCCAAGTAATGAACACTTGACATTGCATCGCTAAAGAACAATTCAGCTTCAAAGAAATTAAATTTATTTAATAGACTGTTTAGTTTTTTAGCATTGTAGGTTGCATTGTTGTCTATGTTAAGGCCAAATATGGCAATTATTAAATTTACTTCTGAGTCAATACTATTACGCAGCTGTTCTATATACGCTTTCTTTTCATCATTGGCTGATGACGGTAGGTAGAATTCTCTGTCTATATAATTCAGGATTAACGTAATGTGATTAATATATTTTATGAGATCAGGCTTTTTTGTTAAATAATAATAAATACTTTTTACGATATTAATGCCTAATCTTGATTTAATTTCGTTGTCTTTTTTTAGTGCCTGATTAACATCCATAAGCATTTTATCATGCTGCTCAAGCAGCAATTCGAACAACTCCTTGAATGAATTCTTTTTCATTTCAATAAGTGAAGCTGCCGTTAACTGTGTTGCTTTCATTGCAGCTTTTGCACTATGTCTTGCCTCGTAAGCAGCCCAAGCAGTTGCTAAAAAAGCAAGTGAGGTGGCAAGAGTACCTATAACCTCTACGTTTTCTTTAACGAAATCCCAGAAAATAATCATCACTGTCCCAAGTAACAGGATTAACAAAATAGGCATTGTAATTAGTATCATATAGTTAATTGTGAAGCTGTATGATACCTAATCAACCTTGCCATTGCAGCAGGTTTAAAAGCTATTCTGGCTTCTTCTCTTTGCATTTACGTGCAAAATTACACACTACCCCTTCGAGGCTCGTAACGATGCCTAGGACTACTATCTCACCTCCCCGAGGTGAGTTTGGAGATCGGGAATTTTTTGTACGGCGAACCTGTTTTTTGAGCAGTCTCACCTGTAGTCATAGGATAGCCGCCGACACTAAACAGCGTTTGGCTAGCTTTTAGGGTGATGAGATAATCTTAATGCGATAACAGAAACGCAATAACATAAAAGCGACAGCTGATTACAATAAATCAATAGTTGTTTATTTTAATCGATTAAAAAATCTTCTAAAGTACAATAAATTCCGTTTCCAAAACCAACCCCAATATATTGCAATGTTAGTAATGCACTCTCGGCGGTGAGAACAAATTTGTACTTCCGCGTCTTGCTCAAACCAAACTGTCAGATTTGATGATGTTCTACCTACTAGATGTGTCAGCTCAAGTTTGACTAATATTCCTCAGTCAGTGATCCCTACGTTGTGCCACCCGCCACAAACACGCCTCAAATTGTATGCTGCCTGACAGATCGGCATTCTTTTATCCATGAATACATCCATCCCAAACAACGATATTCCGCGCCTGCTGCGCAATCTGATCCGCATTGGCACTGTTGCCGAGGTGGATTTAGTTGCGGGCACCTGTCGCGTGAACACCGGCGGCAACGTCACCGACTGGCTGCACTGGCTGACCTCCCGCGCAGGGCGCTCGCGTTCCTGGTGGGCACCGTCTACCGGTGAGCAGGTTTTATTGTTTTGCCTGGGCGGTGAGCTGGATACCGCCTTTGTGATGCCAGGCGTTTTCTCTGATGAATTTCCAGCGCCGTCAGCGTCAGCCGAAGCCGTACACGTCACTTTCCCTGACGGCGCGGTGATCGAGTACGAACCCAAAACCGGCGCACTGTTGGCAACCGGTATCAAGTCCGCCACGGTAAACGCGTCGGAAAAAGTCGCTGTGACTGCACCGGACATCACCTGCACGGCATCCACCCGCATCACGCTCGACACGCCGGAGGTGGTCTGCACCCACAAGCTCACCACGGGCAGTCTGGAGGTGAAACAGGGCGGCACCCTAACCGGCAACCTCACCCATTCCGGCGGCAGCCTGACATCAAACGGGGTGGTTGTTCATACCCATAAACACAGCGGCGTCCAGACGGGCGGCGGCAGTACCGGTACACCGACAACATAAAGAGGATTGTATGAGTAAGAATCTAAGCGTTTTTCTGTCTGTTTTCGCTGCAACGACAGCGGGCGTGATGCTGGCAAACGGGACGCCTGGCTGGTGGTTGGTGGGTGGTATTGGCCTCTATTTATTGTTCAAAAATGACTAACGCGAAATACATCGGCCTGGCTCGCGACACGGGGCGCGGCGTCGAAGACCTGGCGCACATTCAGCAGTCGGTCAGCGACATTCTGCGCACGCCCGTCGGTTCCCGCGTCATGCGCCGTGACTATGGTTCACTGCTATCGATGCTGACTGACCGCCCGCAGAACGCGGCGCTGAGGCTGCAAATCATGGCGGCCTGCTACAGCGCGATCCTGAAATGGGAACCGCGCGTCAGCCTGACCGGCATCACCTTTGAAACGACGTTTGACGGGAAAGCGGTGGTGGAACTCACCGGCACCCGCAAGGACACGTCCGCCGCCATTTCCTTAACCCTTCCAGTGAGCTAACCATGGCAACTATCGACCTGAGCCAGTTACCCGCCCCCGACGTGGTGGACGTGCTGGATTACGAAATCCTCCTGGCGGAGCGCAAAGCCACGCTGGTATCGCTGTACCCCGACGACCAGCAGGCCGCCATCGCCCGCACGCTGACCCTGGAATCTGAACCCATTGTGAAATTGCTGGAGGAGAACGCTTACCGCGAAGTGATCCTCCGTCAGCGGGTTAACGAGGCGGCGCAGGCGGTGATGCTGGCGTATGCCACCGGCACAGACCTGGACAATATCGCGGCGACGTTCAGCGTGGAACGTCTGACCATCACGCCTGCGGATACGGTCAGCGTGCCCGCCGTTGCTGCGGTGATGGAAAGCGATGCGGATTTACGTATCCGTGCGCAGCAGGCGTTTGAAGGCCTGAGCGTCGCCGGTCCGGTCGGTTCCTATGAGTATCACGGACGTTCGGCTGACGGTCGGGTGGCGGATATTTCAGTGATCAGTCCGTCCCCTGCCTGCGTGACGATTTCCGTGCTGGCACAGACCGGCAACGGCACCGCCCCCGCTGACCTGCTGGCGGTGGTGCAAGCCGCGCTCAATGATGAAAACGTGCGCCCCGTGGCCGACCGCGTGACCGTCCAGTCTGCCACCGTGGTCAATTACACCATTGACGCCGTGCTGTATCTGTTTCCGGGTCCGGAAGCTGAACCTATCCGCGAAGCCGCCGAAGCCAAGCTTATCGCCTACACCACCGCGCAGCACCGGTTAGGCCGTGACATCCGGCTGTCGGCCATTTATGCCGCGCTGCACGTTGAAGGCGTGCAGCGGGTGGAGCTGAAAAGCCCTGCCGCTGACATCGAGCTGGATAAAACGCAGGCGTCATTCTGCACCGCGTACACCCTGAAAGTGGGCGGCTACGATGAGTGATCGCCTGCTGCCCGCCGGTTCCTCGGCTCTTGAGGTGGCCGCCGCCGAGGCCTGCGCCGCGCTTGAAAACGTGCCGGTGCCGCTGCGGCAGCTTTGGGATCCGCTGACCTGTCCGGCCAGGTTTTTGCCGTACCTGGCGTGGGCGCTGTCGGTTGACCGATGGGATGAAAACTGGCCTGTCGCCACTAAGCGCCGCGTCATTCAGTCGGCCTGGTTCATTCACTGCCACAAGGGAACCATTGGTGCCATCCGGCGCGTGGTGGAGCCGCTCGGCTACCTGATTAACGTGACCGAGTGGTGGGAAACCAATGACGAACCCGGCACGTTTCGCCTGGATATTGGCGTGCTGGAAACCGGCATCACCGAAGACATGTATTTGGAGATGGAGCGGCTGATTGCCGACGCCAAACCGGCCAGCCGCCATCTGATTGGCCTGACCATCACCCAGGATATTAAAGGCGACGTTTACACCGGTGCGGCGCACTACCTGGGCGAGCTGCTGACCGTTTACCCCGCATAAGAGGACGATATGAGCACATTTAAATCCGTTGTCACCACGCTCGGCCAGTCGCGCATTGCGGCAGCCATTGCGGCGGGGACTGACATCAATATCACGCAGCTTGCCGTCGGTGACGGCAACGGCAAGGCGACCACGCCGGTCGCCACCCAGACCAAACTGGTGAAAGAGGTATACCGCACGCCGCTCAACTCTTTAAAGCTCGACCCGTCGCACGGTAACTGGGTGATTGCCGAGGCGGTGATTTCTGCGAGCGTCGGCGGTTTCTGGATGCGCGAAATGGGGCTGTTTGCCGACGACGGCACGCTGATTGCCGTCTGCAACATGGCGGACACCTACAAGCCGACCCTGGCGGAAGGGTCAGGCCGCACGCAAACTTTACGTATGGTGATTGCGGTCAGTAACACCGAGGCCATCAGCCTGCTGATTGATGACTCGGTGATTATGGCCACCGAGCAGTATGTGAATGACCTGCTGGCCGCACATGAAAAATCCCGCAACCACCCCGACGGCACGCTGACGGCAAAGGGTTTTGTCCAGCTTAGCAGCTCGGTCAGCAGTACCAGCGAAGCGCTGGCCGCCACGCCGAAAGCGGTGAAGGCCGCCAACGACAATGCCAATAGCCGCGTGCCGTCCACCCGCAAGGTGAACAATAAAGCGCTGGGCGCTGACATTACCCTGACGGCGGCGGACGTGGGGGCACTGCCTGTCGCGTCCGCCGTGCTCGGCACTGCGAATATCAATACATTTAATCTGGCAAAAATCGGGGTTTACGTGCAGAGCACCGGCGCGAATGCCACCGTCGCCAATGGCTATCCTGCAGGCTCCCAGGCGGCGGGCGTGCTGGAGGTTATCCCCGCGTCCTGGACGGGCGGCGTGTTGCAGCGTTACACCGTGCAAAATACCGGCATGGTGTGGACGCGTGCGCTGAATGCATCCTGGAATGGCACAGATGGACCCTGGCGTGACTGGGTGCAGGCCAGCGCGGTGAATTCCGTCACGGTACCGTCGGCCATCCTGACAACCACGGATATTAATACCCTGGGCTTTGCCAGCGGAGCCGGAAGTGCCGCCCTGTACGCGCAGCCTAAAAATGCCAACGCCACGGCGGCGTTGCACTATCCGCAAGGCATCGCAGGCACGCTGTAT